GATCGATAATATCAGCACCAGTAATAAAGCCCGGGAACACGCCCCAGCCTGGTGGCAACAGGGGACGTTCGAACAGCTCAAGCTGTGCCGAGTAACGCCAGAAATTCCCTCCCTCCAGATCCGGTCCTTCATAGATATCAGTGAACCGACACACCTTGGGGGCTTCGCCGCCGGGCGTGCGCAGGTTCATGTTGAACCAGGCCGCACCGTCGGTCAGCGCGTCGCGGAACCAGGCCTCGAATGCCTGCGCCTGCAGATCAGTCAGCAACCAGGAGACAGTCGCGACCGTCGGAGTCGAGATGTAGCGGCGGCGCTGCCGTGCCCTGCCACTGGTCATCTGAGTTCTGACTATCGGGCTGACAGGTCGCAGGCCGTAGCCCTCCTGCAGAGGTACAGGTAGTGCATCGTGTGGATAGTTAATCGTGGTTGTAATGGCCATCAGCGCTTTTTCCTCCCTACCGTCCAGCCGCTGTTCAGCGCTTTTGATGTCTGACCTGAACCGCCAGCCAGATCGTTAGCCGTCATCTGGTAGCCCAGCTGCGCGCCGCGCTTCACTGCCCCCTCTATCAGAGCCAGCGTGCGCTGATCCGGATCGCCGTGAACCTCGACAGGAATGGTGATGTTTGCAGCCTGACCGCCGGTAGACTGCCTGCCTACACGCTCCAGCGTGGCATCCAGCTTCGCGCTGGTTTTAGCCGTGGTCACACGCTCGCCTTTTTGCAGCAGCCATGTGCCGGTTTCCGGTACCGAGTCGATACCGTCATGAGCCTGGCCTTTGAGGGCTGAGCTGACGCCGAGCATCAACACACCAGCGCTTGCTGCTGCAGCCGTCGCCGCTGGCCCTGCCAGTGTCGGACCGACGTAAGGTATGCCGATCATGCTGGTAAAAGCCTGGAGTGCAGCCATTGCCACCTGTGCAGCTGCGTACTGGAGAAGCGCTGCCCCCATCGACTGAATAAAGGTGGCTGCGAAGTCCTTAACGTTCATCTTCCCTGTTTCAGCCCACTCGGTGATCATATCGGTCAGGCTACTGAACGCCTGCGCGCCCACCTGCTGCATGTTGGAGTACAGATCCATGGAGGCCTCTATTTGCGTGGCCAGACCAGAGACAAAACCAGCAGTACCGTTATTGCGGAGATCGTCAACCTGCTGGTAGTAATCCTCCTGAATCTGCAGACGTTCGGCCAGCGCATCGTTCAGAGCCTGCGTCTCGCTGTCATACAGCGTTTTCGTTATATCGCCAGCCTGGTACTGCTTCTGCAGATCAGCCTGACGAGAAAGGAAGTCTGCCTGAATCTGGAGGCGTTCACGCATACGCTCGCGCTCCTGCTCTCCCAGCCAGCCTCCGGCCACATCAATATCGAGCGACGCTTTCTCGTTCTGGTTAGAGGCCTGCAGCCCGGCGGTGAACTCAGCCAGTTTGAGATTTTCTTCATTCGCCCGGCGAACAGCATTGAGCCGGTCAATTTCGGTGGCCAGCTGCGACAAGCGGGTTTTCTGTGTCTCATTGAGCCCGGCGAGTTTGCCGTCTGCAATATCAAACTGAAGGCGCTGGAGCTCTGTTACCTCGACAACTTTTTTACCAGTGGTGTCGATCAGTGCTATCTGGCGCTGGTATGCCTGCTCGGTCGCCTTAAAGGCGTTTTCCAGTTTTTTGGCTCCTGCATCTACTGTGGTCTTGCCGTTTACCTCATTTTTTCCGAGCTTATACCCTGTAGTGGCCGAACTGCTTGTTACTGCGGGGAATACGGGTAAAGACGTTTGAAATTTATCTAGGCTTGCAAGCCGTTCGCGCAATTCCTTTAATTCTTTTTGTTTGGCATCGGTATCCATGCCAATACGGTTTACTCCAGCCAGAAAGCCTTTATCGCTCAGATCAGCTTCAAGATTTTTAATACGCCTTTGGATTTCAACGCTTGAGGCGTTAGCTGCTACTTTTTGCCCTCCCTGAAAGTTTTCTACAAGACGGCCCAACTCCGAAGCTGCGTTCCCTAGCCACCCGACAAGAGATGCGACACCACCAACCAGCTCCGATAATCCCTGCAATACTGCTGGGTCTGTGAAAGTCTTTTTAAGATCATCCAGACCTTCCTGAAGTGGTGAAAGATCAACTTTAGCTAGGCCTGCAGCAATCTCCATCTTCAGACCGCTGGCCTGTGCTTCCAGATCTTGAAATATCTGGTTCACTTTTAAAAGGTCATCTATGGATTTCGGATCTGGTGCAACACCATAGTCTTTAGCTAGCTGGATAAACTCGTTTAATTTTTGGTTATTATTATCAAATAGCGGTAATAATTTTGATAGATCATTGCCGAGGCTTTCAAGAATATTGGTCTTTTCGGCGTTAGTATTTATTTTTTCAAGTGACTCGCCGATAGCTAACAATTGTTTATCGGGACTTACCTTAGAAAGCTTTTCCGCAGAAAGTCCCAGGGCGTTCAGCGCATCCACCGCTTCACCCGATTTATTCAGAACAGCGTCACCGATTTTATCGCCGATGTCCTTAAAAATGTCGGCTATCTGGTCACCTGACACCCCGGCCTTTTCAGCAGCAAACTGCCAGGCCATTAGTTCCTGCGTAGATACTCGCAGCGACTTTGCCCACCTGTTCGTTTCAGTAATTTGTTCAGATGTGGACTTCAGCAATGCAATTCCGGCCGATGATACAGCAATTGCCGCGCCCGCAGCGGCGGTTCCTATGGTGGCAATGGCAGACCCCGCCGCCTTTACATCTGACTGGACTTTTTTCCGCCATTTCTCAGACGAGCGTTCTGCTTTATCCATGCCAGCAACAAAACCACCCACCTTAGCGATCAGGTCAATCGTCAGGGTTCCGAGGGATTTACCGGCCATATTATCTCCATAAAAAAACCGCCAGAGCGGATATTTTTACATTTAGGGTTTATGCGATGATTACTATCGCCTGACGATTAGTTCCAGTTTTTCATGGCGTCTTCCAGAGACACAGGCGGTTCGTCGATATGAGGTGCGAAATCACTGATGCGGAAAGATGGGGTGTCCTTGCCTTTGTTAACGTTCGCCAGCACGGAGGCGATCAGCGCCGCGCCCCACTCTGTCCGCATCATCGGGTTTAGTCCTCCGTACTGGCTGCGGTACCGGAGCCAGAGCTGGAACTCTCTGAAGCTGAGTCGTTCTTGTGCTTCGGCGATTGTTCGTCCGCCGATACCGTTGAGGACGAGCTCGCACCAGACTTCATCTTCAGCGGTGAGCTCATCTTTCCCAGCTCGTTCACCTCCTGAATAGCGACCAGCAGCGCGACAGTCAACGCGCCATCGAGCGCACCGCGTTCCGGATCGGCTTCCCCGGTAATGTCTTTGGCAGTAAATACCGGGTTGCCAGCTTCGTCACAAACCGCCGCCGCGATATAGCCAGCCACTCCGTCAATTTTACCGGCGCTGGCCTGAATGCCCTGGGTGGCAGCATGGTAACCGGCCGGGCGAATAAACACCGTTGCGGTCAGCTTCTTTTCCCCCTGTTTCCAGTTGATCTCTTTTTCAATCGGGCGGCCGGTGAACGCCCCGGCTTTTTTCAGATTATCGAGCGTCAGTTGCATAATTTTTCCTGCTCTAAAAGTTATACGGGGCATACGCCCCGCGTTGCTTAGCTGCCAGTCTGAACTTTCGGCACCCATACCGCCGGTCCGGAACGCTGAACTGATGCCGACGTGGCCACAACCGTGTTAGCCGCGAAATCAAACGGGAAGTCGGTCACCTTGCCTTTGAACACAAACCAGGTGCGGTCTTCTGGTAGCTTCAGTCCGTCAACAGCGTCAGGATCAGAAGCTGTTGCGACTGTTGGCGCTGATTCACCATCAGCCCAACCCACTGCCCAGGTAAGATCGTCCTGATTGTCGGACTCTGCCATGCGGTGCAGCATCAGGTGGCTGAGGTTCGCCGGATCCGCGTTAAGCGTCACCGTGGCCGCGCCGGGGGTACGCAGCCCCTTTTTATAGGTTCGCGTGCTGCGCTCACTGAGACAGGTGTCTTCGATCTGGTCGGCTGGGTTGCCGCCAGGGCTAAACGCGGTGATGCATTCAACTTCGCTGACTGCACCGTCCGCCAGAACATAGAGCTGTGTGCCCTGAGTCACTACAGACATAGTTATCTCCGGATATAAAAAAACCGGCTCGGGGCCGGTGTATTGAGGGTGATTGCTTTACCGCTTCACTATCCAGTCGACATCGAATGAATAGCGGTAGCGCTTGGTTTCGGGGTCTCTTCCCTGCACGCCCCAGCGGGCGATGTAAGCATGCGGCTCAATCGCATCCCGCAGCGCGGCGGCCACGGCGATCGCCTGGTCTGGTGTGTCAGCGTAAACGTCTACCTGCAGCGTGAAAGAATCCGCATCAGGCCGCTGGGCCAGATAGTTTTCAGGGGTGCCGTAGACGTTCTGCCATACGGCGTATGGATAGATAACGTTGTCATCCTGGAGGCCGAACGGATAGAGACGCAGCGTTTCGCCACCCAGCAACGCAACCACGTGCGGGCTGGCAGCGCATACGGTAAAAATAGGGGCTATCATGGAGGCACTCCCTTTTTGGCCGCGCGCTTGATGGCCCGATCCAGAGACTTTTCGTATTCAGTGGCAAATACGTTCACCACTTCGCTGATGCTGCTTTCTGCCGCCGGGCGC